CTGTACCTCCACGTTTTCTAGTTTGGTATGAAAAAGAGTTAGAGGAGGTGATAAAACAACGAAGAGAACGGTTTAAAAATCAAACTCCGGATGAAATGTGGAACAAACGTGTTCGCATGTCTCACCGCGAAAAAAATCGTAAGTCTCAGCTTGGAATGAGGAGTACCAAAATATGAAATGTTTCTTTCAGTTGGTCGACAAGAAAAATGGCACGCGTTCCGAATCTGTCGGATGTACGCGCGCCGAGTTTGCCCGGGTACTGATTGATAAGGTACCGGCAAAAAAGCTGAAGCAAGTATTCGTTCTAGTGTTGGTAGATGATGCCAATAAAAAGGAATGGGAGTTCTCAAGGGCTCCCCTCATGCGTGGCGATACATTCGTGTCGCTTGCACAAAATTTCGACCTTGATCTGTCAGTACAAAGCGAAGAACCCGCAAAAAAGTCCCGCTGATATACGGCGGATTCAATTTCTTCTGAGGATAGAAAAATGTCAGAAAAGTATTTCAAACAACCCGGCGTTATGACCGCTCAGCAGCATTTCGCGCAGCTTCCTGCAGCGGAAATACAACGTTCGAAGTTCGACAGGTCATCCGCACACAAAACAACTTTCGACGCTGGACAACTGGTTCCAGTGTTTCTCGATGAAGTACTACCCGGCGATACTTTCCACATGACGGCGACGACGTTTACGCGGCTTGCAACGCCGCTCAAGCCGTTCATGGACAACGTCTACATTGACGTGCACTTCTTCTTCGTACCGGCACGTCTCACGTGGCAGAACTGGCAAAAATTCATGGGTGAGCGGATCAACCCTGCTGATGATCCGAACGACTACACCATCCCCACAACGCAAATCGACCTCACGACGCTCGAGGCCGATGATGTTGCCTGCTATTTCGGGCTTCCTCCTCGTCCAGGTACCGGCGATGGTCCTAATGTCAACGCACTTCCGTTTCGCGCTTATGCGCTGATCTGGAACGAGTGGTACAGGAATCAAAATATTCAAGATTCCATAGCCGTTCCGCTCGACGATGGTCCTGACGATTGGAATGCATTCAAATGTCTTTCCCGTCAAAAAAGGCCGGACTATTTCACCAGCTGCCTACCGTGGCCGCAAAAAGGCGATCCGGTAGTAATTCCTCTCGGCGATACTGCTCCGGTCGATATCACGACCAACATGCATAGCACGATTGCCACCGCTGAAAACATTTCTCTGGGTAACATTCGTTCCCGTGTTCCCGCTGGCGGAACAAATACAGCGTTGTATCTCGACGGCGCGGGTAGTTACGACCAAGCCGCGCCGCTCGACGGAATTACTTCACCTACGCAGTTCCACTTAGCCGGTGCATATGCCGATCTTTCGGTAGCTACGGCGATCACGATCAACGACCTCCGTACGTCCTTCCAGATACAGCGCATGCTGGAACGAGATGCCCGAGGCGGCACGCGTTATATCGAGCTGATCTTGTCCCACTTCGGCGTGCATTCGGATGACGCACGCCTACAACGTCCAGAGTATCTAGGCGGCGGTACTTCTCGTCTCAACATCAACCCGATCGCTGCTACCGTTGCAACGGAAAACGAACCGCAAGCAAACCTTGCTGCCATCGGCACTGGCGTAGTGAAAGGAGGGTTTCAAAAATCCTTTACCGAACACGGATACATTATTGGTATCGCCTCCGTGCGCGCCGATCTAACCTATCAACAGGGCATCGAAAAAATCTGGTTGCGCGAAACGCGCAACGATTTTTATTGGCCGACGTACGCACACCTCGGCGAACAAGCGGTTACTGGAAAAGAACTTTTCTATACCGCACTTGCGTACGATGATGCGGTATTCGGCTATCAAGAACGATACGGCGAATACCGTTACAAGAACAGCCGCATCACCGGACTTATGAATAGTGGCTTTGCCACTAACTTGGACTACTGGCACCTGTCGCAAGATTTTGCGGGTCCTCCTCCGCTTAACGATTCCTTCATCAAGGAAAATCCACCCATTGACCGCGTTATCGCGGTCCCCAGTGAACCGCAATTTATTGCGGATTTCTGGTTTCAACTCATCTGTGACCGACCGATGCCGGTTTACAGCGTGCCAGGTCTGATCGACCATTTCTGAGGCGACCATGAATCCCATTACTGCTATTGGGAATTTCATGTCCGGAGGCGGTGGCGACTTTTTGTCGTCCATCGCCACCGGTGCATTTAATGCCCATCAAGCCAACAAACAACGAGACTGGCAAGAGTGGATGAGTTCCACTGCACATCAGCGCGAAGTCGCTGATTTGAAGGCCGCCGGTCTTAATCCGATTCTTAGTGCTGGCGGTGGAGGCGCCAGCACTCCTAGTGGCGCTGTTGCGTCTATGGCTGATCCGCATATCGGTTCATCTGTGTCCAACGCCCGTGTCGCTCGACAAAATATTGCTGTAGGTGCTGAAACTGAAAAACTGCTCAAAGAACAACAAATAAAAACACAAGCAGAAACAGCAGTTGCACAGGCACAAAAACAAAACGTCGAAGCTGACACGGCGCTCAAAACACATACGGTGCCCTTCCAACAATCACAAATGGATGTTAACGCGCAAAATATTCTGAAAATGATACAAGAAATACGGGAATCTATATCCCGTGAGAACGTCAACGAGACGACTGCGGATCTGCAACAGTCACAAAAGATCCGAACGGATCTTGAAGCCATGGGCGTACAGGCTGACGTAGCAAAAAAGATAGTTGAAAAAGGTTTCTACGAAGCTTTTCAACCTGTCGTAGAACGCTTGGCTCAGGCTGCCAAGCATACGTTTAACAATGCGTTTGATTCGAAAGACCCACGCGCTTCAATCTGGAATGTTATCTATTCACTCATCACTGGCCATGAGGCATCAAAATGAGCTACCAACTGAGCAAAGAGGCGACGCGATTCATTCGCCGTTCCACTGATAAATTCGTAGTTCAAACACCGTTCTATGGCGAAAGCCGAACGGTTCAAGACCAGAACAACGAAACCAACATCAACACAATCGTTAAGCGATTCGATCGTACTGGACAGCTTCCCGTCGGGAAATCCAATGGCCAGTTCGGCGATGTAACCGAACTACAGAGGGACCTCACCACTCTCATTGCGCATTCGCGCAATGTTCGTGATGAGGCGCGGTCAAAGCTGCTGCAAAAGCAACTTGACGCCAGAAATGCGGCCATCGAACAGGCAAAGAAAGACCAGGCCGAACTGGAAGCGTACAGAGCCGCTGAGGCGAAACGCAAATCACAAGAAAACTGATCTGTCAAGTGTCGGTCGAAAAAGAACGGGGGGCTCTGCTCCCCGTTCTTTTTGACCCACGGCCGAAGGCCGTTTGACAATGTCAAGGGTCAGCCGCTAGGCTGGAGGGCAGGGAAGTCCACTTGATCTTCCTGCCCGGAGTGACAACGACCCTTTGGAGGCCGAACCCATGAAGCGCCGACCCACCAATAATCGCAATTTCCGCCGCCATGCTCGCCATGTGGCGAAACCTAACCGTTGGGTCCCGCAACGGGGAGGCATCTGCCTCTAGGACCACTGGGGGGCGTCCAAGCGCCCCCCTTTCTATTCCTGGGCTCTTGGAGGCCTACGGATGCCCTGTTATTACCCGATCGACGCGTATTGGGCCAAAGAGGCCAACCCGGACACGGGGCGTACGCCCATCAAGTTCTCTCGCCACGGATCCAGTGGCGATCATCTCCAGGTACCCTGCGGCAAGTGTGTCGGGTGCCGATCTGACCAGGCGCAGTCCTGGGCTATCCGTATCCACTGTGAAGCGTTGATGCATGAGCAGAACGCCTTCCTTACTCTGACCTACGCTGATAATCATCCCGTGACCGGCGAACCTCGCCCGGAAACGGTGCTAAAAGAACATCTTCAAGATTTCTTTAAACGTCTTCGGCACGTTTATAAATTCCGTTATTTCGCTACTGGCGAATATGGTGACCAGACAGGTCGCCCGCATTATCACGCCATCATATTTGGCCAAGATTTCTTGGCGCGATCGCGCCCTCTTGGTGACGGTGAACTCTATACCAATGACGTAGTTTCCCGTGCTTGGGGGCACGGTGAAGTCATGATTGGTTCCGTCACTATGTCTAGTGCCTGCTACGTTGCAGGCTATGTTCAGAAAAAAATCGACAATGAAACGTGGTCACTAAAATCTACCAAGCCGGGGCTTGGTAAAAAGTGGCTAGACAATTACTACGATGATGTAAAAAGAAATGGATTTATTGTCGTGGAAGGCAAGCCATTGCCTGTACCTCCACGTTTTCTAGT